CTTGCTTTTTCAAGGGCTTTTTCCTCACTAGGCGATAATTTACCGTCTTTCATAAACTTCGCTTTAAGTTTTACTACCTTGTTTTTCTCAGCCTTTATTTTCTTGTTAATAGCAGTAGTATCCTTTTTAACATCTGAGTTATATTGTGTTTCAGATTCTTTTAGTTTAGTATCCCTAACTGTTGTAACATTAGCCTCTGCTTGTTCCTGTGCGTTTTGTTGCTCCAATAAATCTTGTTGATATTCCCAACGCTTTTTAAACATTTCTTTATCCGATTCACTTATCTTGTCATTAGCCATAATTTGATTATAAACTTGTTCGTTGATAAACTCCTCATTGATATTTTTAGCAGTTGTCATTTCGGCTTCACTAACACCTTTATTAAATGCAGTAACCATTTCTTTACCAGCAGTGTATGCAAAATATTTAGAATAAACCATAGCATTTCCAATACCCTCTGTAATTACATTAGAAAATGCACCAGATATATCGGCTGTACTTTTATTAATACTAACTAATAATTGTTTCATCACACCAATAGGAGCAGTTCTTATGTGGTCGCTAGCCCTAATAAACCCTACACCAATACCACGAGCCATATCACGACCGACAGGCATCATAGTTCGAGAAGGTGATTTAATACCTAAAAAGTTCTTTAATGCAGTGATACCAGCGTCAACAACATTGATAAACGCTGCTCCAATATCAACTTTTCCACTACCAGTCTTGAAACCTAACATAGTGTCCTCACCAATAGACTCTAAATCTGGTGTTTTTGATTTTTCAAGGGCATTAAGTTTCTTTTGTGTTTTACCACCTACATTACTATCAGTAACACCTTTATTAAAAGTATTACCAGCAGATTTACCTTTTCCACTTAAATCTGGACTAGGTACATTACCCATATCTTTATATTTTTTACGCCACTCATCATTAAGTTTAGTATTTTTTATAACTTCTTTTGTACCCTTAGCGTCTTTTTCAGTAACCTTAGTTAAAGTTGGTTGTAATTTACTTATATCACCATTTGCGTCGACAACACCCATTACATAGTCAAGATAATCTCTTTCACTAATAGCATACTGTGTTCCCGTTTTGTCTGTGTAGTTTAATAAGTTGTTATACATACTATTAAACATTAATTCATTTGCTGTTAGTGCACCATCAAGCCTTTTCTTATCACCAAAGACTAGGTCCATATCATTGTCTATTTTACCTAATATTTCACCAACGCCCGTTTGATATGTTTTCCAATCATCTAATGTTTGTGGTGAAGCCTTGTATGCTTTATTAAGGGCAGCAAGTTCAGTTCTAGCATTTTCAGCAATGCCTTTAACCGCTTTATCTTGTTCATCTTTTGTTAATTTAATACCACTTTTGGCTAATTCAAGTATCTTGTCAACCTCAGTAGGTGGGGTTAAATCTAAACCTTGTACTAATTGTTGTAATTGTAAATAATAGTCCTCAATTTTCTTAATCTCTGGTTTAGTTAACTCACGACCTTTTTTAGAGGCATTTCCTTGTATCCTACCTATATTATCAAAAATAGTTTGTGATTGTTTTAATTCATCTGAATATTTACTTTGAACAGTTTTTAAATAGTTATCTTTGTCCTTTTGAGATATTATACTAGATTTCATAACTAGTTCATTTTCTTTTAATATTCTATTATTTACATAATCATTAAAAGATTCTTTAATTATGTCTAATTGTTGTGCACCACCTTTTGTGATATCACCAATATTAAAAGTTGAATTTTCTAGTTTAGCAAGTGCTAGGGTATTTCTATAACCAAGTATCTTATCGTTTAGAGTGTTCCAAGAACTAATTGTTGTTTCGTCAACACCTAATTGGTAATTATCAAAATCACTAAACGTATCATTAATAATATTTTTAAAATCTCTTGCTCGATTAGGTAAGTTTTCAAAAATAGTATAAAGTGCTATTAAACTTATCCCAACAGGTGCTACTGCTCCACCAATACTCTTGATTAATGAAGGTATTTGTTTTAAACCACTTAACATAGATTGAGCATTTAAAGTTTTTAATTGTGTACTAAATGCAGTTAAACTTGATATAGTAGATTTAAAAGTGATAGCCGATAATGTTGCACTAAACTTAGCAAGATATGCAGTTACCGATTTAAGATTTTTACCATAGAAAGTTAATGCGTTAGCAAATAATTGCATACCAACATTTGCTAGTTTTAATACAGGTGCAGTCATTATTAATAAACCACTTAATTGTGCAAAAAAACTTAATACACTAGGGTCTAAACTTTTAACAAAATCACGAACTCCTTTTGTAACACCAACTAAATCATCTAATAAATCTGTAATTGCTGGTTTTAACTTATCAAAAATAACTACACCAGTGTTGAATAGTTCATTTTTAAGTAGTTGTAATTGACTTTCAGTTGTTGCAAATCGTTTCTCTGCTTCAATCTGTAATGCTTGATTTCTTTTAAACTCATCATTAGCAAGTTTCATCGCTTGTTCTAATGTATCATAACCAGCAGCAAGTTTTAATAACGTTGTTTTATCTCTTGTGTTAGTAATACCAAGTTCTTTTAAAACAATCGATACGTCGCCACCTGCTTTATCAATTTTGTTTAAACCTTCAACGACTTCTAACATCGCTTGTGATTTATCTTTTGACCATAACTTTTTAAATGCACTAGAACTCATATCGCTAATGTTAGCAAGTTGTTTTAACTTACCACCACCATTAGCCACGAACTCATTAAACTTTAAGAGTGAACGACCTAGTGAATTTCCTCCCTCCTCAACATTAATACCAAGTGAAGCCATAGCACCTGCCCAAGCCATAGTTTCCTCGCCACTAATTTTAAGAATTGATGTATAACCACTTAATCGATTAGACATTTCCATTATTTGTCGTTCTGTTGTTGGTAAATTATTCCCTAATTGAACAACAACACTTGCTAGATTATCAATGTTCGAAAAGTCAAGTCGCATAACGTTTAGGAATTGTGCAAACATCGTTGACGCTTCATCTGTCGTTAAGTTTGTTGCAACACCTAACTTAGATATCGTATCTGTAAAGTTTGTTAAAGCACTTTGTGGAACTCCTAATTGTCCACCAAGTTCTGCTATTTTTGCTAACTCATTTGTAGCAATAGGTATATCTTGTGATAACCTTAATATGTCCTCCCTAATTCCTTGTAAAACAAATCTAGGGGCTTCCATAGTTTTTTCAACACCAGCAAAAGCACTTTCAAAAGAAGCACCCGCTTTAAATACAGCAGTTGTGAAACCTAACATAGCAATACTAACTGGTATCAACTTACTACCTAAATAGTCAAGTCGTCTACCTTGTTCTTTTAATGCTAATGATTGTGATTTTACACGCTCTGTATAATTTTTAACGTGTCGTTGCCCGTCCCTTATATTATCATTTGCTCGTCTAACCTTACCACTTGTTTCATCAAAATCTTTTCCAAGTTCTTTGACTTCTTTTCCACCAAGTTTATCTAGGTTTCTTTGTAAAGCAACAAGTTCCTCGTTAATTTTAGTTAAAGAGTTTTTAGCACTTTGAAAACCATCAGATTTAATTTTTAAATATAATTGTGCCAATCAATATCACCTCTTTTTATTAAAAAAAGGGGTATTACCCCCTTCATAACTAAATTATTGGTACAGTTGCTACTGACTGACTATAAGATTGTAGTGATTTAGTAACCACTCCATTATTTACTACTAAAATGTCATTGTCAACTATTGTTGTAGAAGGTAAAACTAACTCAATAATTAAGTCTGTTCCACTTTCATACTCACGCACCAAGTATTCGCTAACTGGGTCATCTAAACCAATTATAACTCCTACTTTCTCTGGTAATAAATAAGAGATAGGTTGTTTTGATTTATCGTTATCAGTTACATTTGCAAAAGTATATCTCAATAATTTTCCTTCGCTTACATAAACAGGCTCTGGAAATGATAATAAAGTAACCTCTGGATAAGTACCAGCCACTGAAACGCTTGTAGAATTACTATCAAACGCTAAGTTAAATGATAATGATAATCTTTCCTTAGCATTACCACCAATAGTTACGATATCTGTTAAAGTTCCTGACCCTTCAACGATAGTTCCCCAAGGATAGATTACTTTGAAATTACCTTTTCTACCTACACCAGTTAAGTGTTTACGATTAATAATTTCTTTTTGTGCAATATCACCATAGTTAGTATTTCCTTCGAAACCGAATATATGTTGTACGGCAGTTACTTCACTTTCATCACCGTCATAATATTCGTATTCCTCAACTGTTTCGTTCATATCATCTGACATAGATGTTATATTTTTTCTTATTTCTGCCCAAGTCGGTGTTGCTTCACAAGGTGTCATATCGATATATGCTTTTATATCCTTGTTTAAGAACATACCTGAACTTAATTCACATACGTTTTGTCTTGCCATTTTTTACTCAACTCCATATAATATTTTTATTTTAAATCGTCTAACTTTTAAATTACTATTAGGTACTATCCCTTTGAACTCGTCCTCATCGTTGATAGTCAAAATTCTATAAAAAGTAGTACAATAGTCGTCTAATAAGTTCGATAATGTTTCTTTTAATTCAATACAAGATAATAAGTCTGTATGGTGCACATAGATATATGCTTCACCATCAAAATCACCGTCAAAATAAGCAGTATAATCTGGACTTTTATCATCAATAATAATTAAGTTAGACTTTGCGTCCTTGTCTATTAAACTAAAATCAAATAACACTTTATATTGATTATTTAATGACATAATATAAGTTCGTAAGTCCTCGTAAATATCTCTAATAGTCATTACTCAAACCCCCTTATATAAAGTTCCCATAATCTTTCTAACTCAATTTGATTATCATTAGTATATACCTCAGCCCATTTATTAGACGCTTTTGGGTGAATCTTTCTAGATGGGTTTCTTGCTACACCAAAGTAAATACCATTATAAATATCATTAGAATAGTTAGTATCATAATAAATCATTAAATCAACGCCAACAAAATATTTTTCACTATTATAAGTATCACCAGACCAGTAAGGTACATATTGCTCCATACCACTTGAATAAAACCCTTTCAACATTTCGTTCCAAGAGTTATTAGTGAAATTATTAATATTTTTAATTGGTAATATCTTATAATCAATCATTATTTATTCGCTCCAATCTAATTTCCATATGCGATTTAAAAGCATTATGAACATCGATTATTTTGTATGATTCATTTTCAAAATCTATTATACTATCTAAACTAAATGTAGTGTTTAATGGTTGTGATTTACCTAAGTCATAAAACAAAAGCATTTCCCCACTAGGTATTGTTAAATACCCGTCTTGTAATTGTTGTGACGTATTTCTTGTAATGTAAATATTAGTTAAGGTTATAGGAGTTCCTTTTTCAAACTCCCCATAACCATTAATACTATCTTTGTTTATTGGTGTGTAAGTAGCACTATGTTTTAATACTCGATTACTCAAATATCCCACAATTAGTTCTCACTTTATTTACAGTCATAGTTATTAGTCCACACCTAACTAATATTTGATATGCAAGAGGACTAATATAATCTACCATACCTTTTGAACTATCATATCCTATTGAGTAATTAGTTACACTAATAGATGTTATGTTGCTTTCCCCTTTAAACCTATCAATATTATTACTTACATAGTAAAGTTGTTGAATAGCAGCACGTTCGATACAATTATTAGTTTCGTTTACATCTACTCCAAAAGAATATAACACGTCAATAGTATTTAATATTACAAAGTCCTCATCTGGTATTTGTAGACCTTTATCTATAATATATTGTTTTAAATAGTCCTCTAATGTCATAATTTACACCCCTATTTATTAAGGCTCTACTATACTAACGCAGCAGCGATAACATAGTCAGAGTCTTGTGCAGTACCATAAGGTAAAATAACATCTGTTAATTGTTCAACTCCACGAACTGCAACGTGTCTAAATAATACAGAACTAATAAATTGTCCACCTAATTGAGAAAGGTTAACTGCCCCGTGAGGTGTAGCAATGTTATTAATTTGTGTAGCAATAGCAACGTGTAGTGCTTCTTTACCAACAACGATAACGTCATAAGCATTTCCTACACCAACAACTGCTTCATTATTTAAAAATGGGTCAACTACAACTGGAACATTTCCAATTTTACCAGCGAAACCATTTAACATATAATCAACTGTATCTAACCCACCTGCTTTAATGATGTTGTCCTCAATTAATTCATATGCTGCGTCTGAGATAACAATAACTTCTGGTTGTTTATTATGTGCCATAAAGTATTGATTTACCATTTTCTTAATATCACGAACAATAGTTTCAGCAGCAACACCGTCAGTTGCAGCCGTTACAGATGATACCATAGTTTTTAATAATGAACGTTGGTAAGCGTCTTTTAATTTGTCTAGTTCTGCTTTTGATAATTGAGATAATGCTTCATAAGTTACAAGATTTGCACCCTCGAAACAAGACCCTAGTGTAGCATATTCATATTTGTCGATTAGTAAAGTAAGAAAATCGAAAGTATTGTCTGTGCTACTAGTAATTAAGTCACAAAGACCTTTTGTAGCATTTACATCGCCACGAGTTACCCTAGGTATTTGTAAAACACCACTATTTGTGAATTTATGTAACGTATATGTTACGTTTGGAATCAACCAAGTTTGTTTTGATAGGTTTAATAACGCCATTTCTGCAACGTTTAACCCTTCTGGTACATTACGACCATCTTGTCTAATATTAAATTGTATTGCCATATTTAATCACTCCATTTATTTTAAAAATTGTTTTAGCCTAAAAGCCTCAACTTCGCTAAGACTTTCTAAACCTTTTGATTGTGTATCGATGATTGTTTCTACTTGTTGTTCATTAGTCTTACTAACCCATTTTGAGTTGCTAATAAAATCATTAAAAGTAGTTTCATCATCAATATCTATTTTATTCTTTGCGATATCTAGTTTAACATAATCTAAATTATCTACTTGAATACCTTTTTTAAGTAAGAGATTATCTAATTGTAAATCTCTTAATTGTTCATCACTTGCTTCTTTGACTTTACTTAATTCATCATTTGTAGTAAGTGCTGCTTTAATACTATTTTTTAATTCATCTAATTGTGATTTATCGTCTATTCCTAATTCTTTTAAAATTGAACTAGTAGTTGATTTTTTAATATACCCTGCGTGATTATCAAATTCCTCTTGTGTTTTGAATACTTTAAAAGGTACATCATTTGCTGCTTGTTCCTCACTAGGAGTAGTTGATACTTGTTGTTCCTCAATAACCTGAGTTGGTGCTTGTTGTTCCTCAACGATTTGAGTATTATTGTTTTCCATTTTATATCCGTCCTTTTTTATTTATTTAATTATAATTACATAAATGCTTCTAAATCAATTTCCTCATAAGAGTTGCGTTCCCCTATAAAATAGGGTATTGGTACGTGGCGACAATTTGTCATAAATAACCCACCACCTTGTCCATAAGATGTATCATTAATATTATATACGAACTCACCATTAATCGTTTGACTATCTAATTCAAAAGATATTAGTTTGTTTTCGTATGGCTCACATAGTATTCTGGGTGCTTCCCTAACCCTATGAACAACTTTAAATATATTATTATTTACTTCTTTATTAGCAATTATACTGGCTTCACGATAAGCATTATATTTAATATTTCTTACTTGTTGATTATAATACTTTTCACTATCCCAATATTGAATACCTTTTTTAGTCTTAACTGGTACTTTTAACATACCAGATTTTGATATATCATTTACCATTTTTTCAACTTGTTTAAGTCGTAAAGTTTCATTAGGTATTCTTATAATTGCTCGTATTTTCTTTTCATATTTTTTACGATTAATCGTTAATTGTTTCAAAATATCTTTTTGTTTGTTACTTATTTCCTTACCAATAGTTAGTATTAATGTCGCTATTGTTAAGTTTTTATTTCGAGTTATCTTTTGTAATTCACGTTCAATTCGTTTTAATTCTTTTTCATACTTATCACTTTCAACATCACTAGTCTTTGGTAATTGCCTTTGTTGTTCTTGTTTTATTAATGCTAAGAGATATAAAGTTAATAGTCTATTAAATGTCTTTAATGTCATCGTTATCGTTGTCCATATCGTCGTCCTCACTTAATGGAGTACTATTTAATAACGCTATTTCTTTATCTAATTCATCTTGCTCTTGTTTCTTTAATAATTCAAGAACTTCATTTGCTTTTTCAGCAGTATAACCATAATATTTAGTAAGTAATGTAAACTTGTCAATCGCATTTATAGCAATTAAGTTTAACCCGTCTTGTTTTAATTGTTCATCAGATACGATTATACTATCACCAAAGGTAATTTTGTCCTCATATTCTATGTTAAGTTTTTCACAAAACCACTCTAATAATACTTTTAACTTAAATTGATACATTTTAGTATTTTTGTATAATTGAGATTTTTTAGATATAACCTCAGTCGCTGTTTTCAAAGATGAACTTGAAGGCTCAAACGACATAAATGAATTGTCAAACCCAGCGTGTTTTGATATTAAAGATAAATCTAAATTAATTGCTTGAATAAAGTTTTCAGTTCTTAAATTAAACTCAATTTGCTTAATAGGTGATTGATTATCAATACTAGTTGGGTTACCTGCTACCGTTTTAAAAACCACATCGTCCTCACCTAAATATTGAATAAATGTTGGTTTGGCTTGTGGGTTTGCTCGTAATTGTTCCTCTGTTGGTGGCGTAGCAACAACTCTTAATGCTTCCTCCGTAACTACTACCATTGGTTTACCTAATACGAACTCATCGTAGAAAAATGAATATCTCATATCAACAGATTCTAATATGTCTAAACAATCAGCAAATATTGATTTACCGTTTGGGTATTCGATATCATCTAATAAACTAAATACCCTATATTCAACTTTACTATCAATTAGATACCCTTTACCTTCTTTAATTTGATAATATTTATTAGTTTTTAAATCTAATCTAAAATTATCATTATCGATTGTTATATCCATAACATTATCGACTTCATTATATGTATAATCAAGTGCCGAGAATACTTTAATATCTTTTGTTTTTGGTAAATAAACAATTAATATTTGACCTAATGAAAAAGTTGCTTCCGTAAGTGATAATAACTTGTTATAAGATAGTGGTAATTCTGCTGGGTATTCAACCTCGGCTAATGTATAAGATGATAACTCTTTTGTCAACATTTTAGCAATATTTAACGATTTAAAGTTACGCTCAACTGACCTACCATTTTCAGTTATATATCGACCATAGTGGAATTGGGGTACATTTGACCTATAATAATCATACCACTTGTTTATTAAACTTTGATTTATTACCATTTTATTTACCACCTTTATCTTTTACAACTACATCTTTATCGGTATTGTGCTTTTTAAGTCGATACGATTTACTCTTTAAATTACCTTGTCGCATAATTGCAATAATTTCTCTATCACTTAATTTTAAACCAACAATCAATCGATGTATTGTATCAAAACTAGGTGATATCTCATCGTTTAAAACTAACGATAATCTTGAATAACTTACCCCAGTTAGTTCCTCAATTTCTCGTAGTGATTTACCACTTCTTTTTATCACATCATTAAACATCGTTATCACCTCTTATTTGTTCTAATGCTTTTAACCAATCTCGTTGTTCCTTAACCTCCTCAATACCATTTACATCGTATTGTAGTTTAAGTTTTAACATCTCAGATTGTTCTTTTTCACTACCTGTTAACTTAGCACTTCTTATATTTAATATATCATTATAAATACTTTGTTTTAACCCATTTAATAACATTTGAAATTGTCTAAAATCAAGAAACTCTATATTTAACAAGTCTATGTTATATTGTTGTTGAAATGAAGGTATTATAAATGAATAGTCCTTATCAAAAGAAACTGTCTTTGGTGCATTTTCAATATCATTGTCTGGTGCTGGAAACTCATTTTTTAAAAATAAGTTTGACATAATAGTTACTTTATCTAGTTCCATTTTATAGTCCATTAAATCAACACCATAATTACTCATTAAGGTATCAAAATAATCATCTGGTAATAAAGATAATACGTCACCATTATGTTCTACAATAGGCATTACACTTCTAAAATCTGTATCTACCTTGAATACCTTATCCCCCACTGGTATTAAGATATCGTTTAAATACCACATTACTTAGATAGTTCTATAAATAATGGCTCTATAATCTGATTTGCTAGTGTAATATCGATTGTATTATCAACATAGACTAGTTCGTTGATTTTATCAATTTTATCTTTAAAGAATAATTTTAATAAGTTATCATATGCTTTTGATACTTTTTTCAAAAACTTATTATACTCACTACTAGGCGTTTCAATACCTGTTTCAATTTCTTTTTCAATAGCAAGTGAGATATCTTTACTTAATACCTCAATCTCTTGTCTAATCTTAACTACTTCAAATCTTTCTGTTGGTGATAAATAAACATTAAATAATGTACCATTAATGTCTACATCTATACCTTTTTTAATTTCTATTTTCATTTCTCATCGTCCTTTTCTTATAATTTTTTAAATCAATAATAACTACCACTAGTGATTATGTCATAATCGTTTTATCATCGTGGTTTGGAATAGATTTAACTGTCATTTTTTCATCGTCCTTTTCTTGTTGTAATTTATCGTGAGTTGTCGTAGATATCACCCTTTTCGTTTTTATCTAATATCAATAACTCGTTTCGTTCTATTCGATAGAATATATCTGTTAAAGCATACTCTAATGCGTCTAAACTATCAACATTGTATGACCCATTATCTAACCTAATATTTTTAGATTGTGATGTATCATATTGTGCGTTGTCAAGTGATGATACTATTTGTCGACATTCCTTATTTATATGTATCATATTATGTGTCAATAGTTTATCTAGTAAACGTATTCTATCGTGTATTTTTAATTTCTTTGTTGTTTTTACAAAACTATATTGTCTTTGTAAATCTCGTAGCATACCTATATCAGCACTATCTGGATAAACAATAGGATAATAGTGTTTGTATTTATCGATAAAGGCAAAGGCTTGTTTTAAATTATCCTGTGCCGACCTATACTCGCTATTATCATAAACCTCGTCTAATACTTGTATCGTCCCATCATTATGCTCACCAACTAATATAAACGCTGTGGCTGACCCACTATAACCCCAGTCAATACCTATAAAGTAGCGTACATAAGGTTTATCAATTTTTGTAATATCGTTTAGGTGCTTGTTGTGTTCAAAGTTAGGATATATTGACCCTGTTAAATTGATACGTTGACCTAAAACATCTCGTTTATACCATATTGAGTTTACATCATAGTTTGCTAAAAAGATATCTAATTGTTGTTCATTAAATGCTTTGTTATCAAAAATAGTAAATGTTCGATAATTAATTAGTTGTGGTCGTGTTGTTAAGTATAAATCGATATAATCTTTATAGATAAAATGTGATGGTACATTAGGGTTTAAGTCCCAATACACTTTCATATTATCTGCTATTGCTAACCTACGTATCGCTTCTTTGATAAATGAAGGGTGGTGTCTATCAATCTCGGTCGCTATCCAAGACCCAAAAGACATACCAACAATATTGTTTTCATCTTTTGCTTTCATACCACCAGCAAAGATTATCCATTTACGACCATTGTTGAAAGTATCGATAACCATTGCTTCTTTATCTCTAAATGTAGTATATCTTGCTCGCTCACCATAGATGTGTTTGATACCATAACCATTACACTCACCAAGAATAACCTTAGCATTACCAATAGTTACTGCTGTTGCTAAATGGTAATCATCTTTTGAGGCTTCAAGATTTAAAGCAAACAACATAACGTTCATAACTGTCTTACCAGACCTAACCGCTCCCTCAGCAATATTATAAACCTTTTGATTAAGGATATAATCTAGTTGTGCTGGCGATGGTGGTATCATTGTTGTATTATTGCTAATTTAAACCACTACCTTTACTCATCATCTACTATTAGTGCTTTTTGCTTTTCACTTACTTGTACCTCGTTTTGTACGTTAGTTATAAATGCTGTAATCAATGAAACTGTTTCTTGTTGTGCTTTTGATTGTTTAGCAATTTCTGTTTGTTTAAGTTTTAACATTTCAGAGTCGTATTTGTCCATAGATTGACCAAAAGAGTTTGATAATGTTTTTGTCGCTAAGGCATTACCACTTCTAGCACTTCTCAATAATTGATAGTTTGCTTCAATAATAAATGCGTGTGTTAATTTTCGTGATAACTCTAAAAAATCTGTATCAAACGTGCGTTCACAATACGATTCGATTTGTTGCCTTGTTAAATTAAATGTAACCTCTATGTCCTCGATACTAGCCCCTAATGAAATATAATCAATAAACTTTTTCTCGTCTATGGCTTCTTTATGACTTTCTATTTCTAACCCTAATAATTCGTTTTCTCTATCAGTCAAAAATATCACCCCGTCAATACGATTAATTTTAGTTATTATATTAGTGCATAACTATACATTTATATTATACCATATATTTAAAATTGTGTCAAGTTTATGTTGGTACGTAGAAAGGTGTTTATATATTTATTTTGCATTTTAAATGGTGTTTTAACAACGTTTACAAAATACTAGTGTTAGTGTTAGTAATTATTGTTTCGTGTCTTAAAACGCTTTATTTTACATTTTATAAATAGGGATAAAATATAAATTAATAATTTAATGGTGTGCACAAAATGGACACATCAACCTGTAAGGGTACATCACGGGTGGTCGTATATGTAGTAATCGTTTTTAGAATATTTGGTCTTTATGATTAAAAAAATTATAAGAGTACCCCTTGTTTGATAAATAGGTGTTTATTAGCAAAATTAAAGGTTATGTGTCAGTAAATATGGGGTAAAATAATGGTGCAATATAGAATATTGGGTGGTTATTAAAGGTTGAATATTAGTAAATATAGAAAATAATGAAAGGGTAGTAGGT